ACTTTGTCACTGTCTTTCACCCATAATCATGAGAATCACGGTCCGGACTGTCTTTCATCCGATTGTATCCGCTTCATCCCGCCCATCCGGGGTTCAGACTCTCTTTTATCCCCCTTCGTTCAAGGGGGATGTCCGAAGGACAGGGGGATAGTCTTTCATCTGCGTCTATCTGCGTCATCTGTGGACGTTTTCCCTCTGTGCCTTCTGCCTTTGTGCCTCTGTGCCTGCTTCACCCCACCGTCCGCGTCACCCCGGTCACATTCCCGCTCCCGTCGTACCCGTACGTCTCGCGGATCGTCGCCGCCACCGGGTCCGTGATCACCGCCTCCACGTAGTCCACCCGCCCGCCGTGAGCGTCATCATACGCCACCGTCACCACCGCCGCGGGATTCCCGGTGTACGTCATCGTGGACACCCGCCCGTTCCCGTCGTACGCCACCGCCACCGCCCCCGCCATCGGCAGCACGCCCCCGAGGAACCCCAGCCCTTCCAGCCGCTGATCCAGTTCCTTGGTGTTCTCGATTATCTTGTCGAAGAAGCTCTTCTTCGTGGCTTCCCCGACCGTCGCCTCCAGCGTTTCGCGGAATGTATAATCCTTGCTCATCTTCCCGCCTCTTCCGTCGTCATGCCGAACTCGTTTCGGCATCTGCTTTTACTCTGTGCCTTCAGCCTTTGTGCCTCTGTGCCTGTCCTTCACCACACATGCGAACACGCCGACTCCTCGGCCCCTGGCTCGGCGTACCCGTCATCGTCCGTGAAGAATCCCTGCGCCGCCCGCTGATCGTCCGTCGCGTCCGCGTAGTTCGGCGCGTCATCGGCCGTGATGTAGCCCGGCCGCGCGTAGCTGAACGTGTCATCGGCCGTCACATCGCACGATCTCCTGCCGTACCGCTTGTCCACCGCCCGCACATGGAGCGGCCGCAAATCGAAATCCCCGTAGGTGAGCGCCGCGCGGTCGCCGATCCCCACGAGAATCCCTTCGCCGAGGCCCGTGAACCGCACCGTCCGCACCTCCTGCGAATAGAGCAGCAGTTCACGCTGCATCGCCGTTTCCGCGTCCGTCTCCTCATAAAGCCAGCGAAAGGTCATCGTCCTCGACACCACCTGCCCGAGCTGCGTCTGCGCCGGGACGTTGTCCTCCTGGCTGTGGCCCGCGTAGCCCCCGGTCGACGGATTGTACGCGTAGCTCCCCTTGATGCGGTTCGCGTAAAGCCCCTCCGGGTCGTATTCCACCGCGAACGACCCCCGCGCTATGTTCGTCTCGTCAAAGACCGTGTCGTATTGCTGGCTCGGCTCCCTCCCGCGCACCGTGTAGAGGCCGTCGCTCACGAACACATCGAACGTGCATTCGTTCGCCAGTTCGTTGATGATGGTGTTGCTGCTCCGCTCCTCGGAGAGGTAACTCCGCACCTTCATGGCCCCCATCTCGGCTTTCAATGCCGCGTAGGATGCCGTGTCGATGTCCGCCGCCGCGATCCCCGCGTATTTCTCCTGAATGTCCGTCAGCACGTCCACCGGGTGCGTGATCAGGTTCCCGCCGTCGTCCACGCGCCCCTTCATCTTCACCGTCACCACATCGGTCAGGGGATCGTAGTTCGCGATACGGAAGGTCGCGTTCGTCAGGTCCTCGTTCGTGTGGCTCACCGCCGCGCCGTTCCTGTACACCTGCGTGATGTCGTATATCGCGTGGTCGGCGATCTTGAACTCGTTCACCGTGGTGTCCACGCAGATCGCCGGTATCGCCGTGTCGCTCCAGTCCCCGTAGACGATGGGGATCGGCGTCCCGCTGGCGCTGTCGGCCAGGTTCGGATACGTCGTCGACCAGAACTTGTTCACCGGCAGCATGACCCACTCGGAATTGCGACGGTCCCTGAGCCGCACCGTCACCGCGCGGTCGTCGTACGTGATCCCCCCGGGAAACTTCACCAGCCCGTCGAAATCGAGCGTGTAGTTAGAAATGTCGCGCCCCGCGCCCGCGTACACCTTCACCCGCCGCATGCCCCAGACATACGATCCCGCGAGCGCCCGCACCGTGCGGTCCGGGTCCTTCAGGACCACCGTCAGCATGCTCTCGTTCTGCTTCGGTTCCGTCACCGATCCGAACGCCCGATGCAGCTGCTGCACCTCGGCACGCCCCTCGTAGTAATTCCCGTCGCTCATGGAAAGGTTCGCGTCGGCGTACCGGAGCGTCAGCCCGTCAAGCTCGATCACCACAAGCACATGCGTCTCTTCAGCCGGTTGGGGTGTATACGCCATTCTCTTTCCCGCCTCTTCCTTCATGCCGGACTCGTTCCGGCCCATGCCCGTTGCATACCCGTCATGCCGGACTCGTTCCGGCATCCGCTTTTATCTTTAAATCATGGTAATCACATAATCATGCGAATCAAGGTTCAGACCGCTTTTTTTTCTCTGTGCCTTCTGCCTTTGTGCCTCTGTGCCTTGTCTTTCATCCTCTTGTATCCGCTTCATCCCGGCCATCCGAGGTTCAGACTTTCTTTTGTCCCCCTTCGTTCAAGGGGGATGTCCGAAGGACAGGGGGATATTCTTTCATCTTTCATACTATCCTTCACCCCACCTTCTCCTCGAACGTCAGCCCCACATCCCCGTACGCAAGCGCCCCAAGCGCCACCGCGAGCGGCGTTGTGAGGTGGCAGTAGATCGTGTCGTCCGATGGGTAATTGTCCGGATCGAGCGCAAACACCATCGGCCGCGTGTTGCCGACCGCCCGGAACATCGTTTCAAGCTGGTCCTGCTGCGCCCTCGCGATTCCCGTGAACTTCACCTGGCACACCCGGTATTTCGGCTTCTCGTAGTACCATCCCTGGCGGCCTTCCGCCTCCTCGGCGTTCGATGGGTCCGCCACCGTCCGGATCACTTCCTCCGTCACATTCACCGCAGGCTCCACATATTCCCCGGCGCATATCCGCCCGATCTCGATATATCCGTCCGGGTTCGCCGCGTCCGCGAACGTGATCCGCCACCACCGGTGGGTCTGGTCGAGGAATTTCACCAGCGCCAGCTCGTTCCAGGTGATCGCTCCGGTGTACGCCGGCGTCGTCCACGAGTCCGAGGAATTCGCCTCGACCGTCACCGTCGCCCCGCTCGTCAGGTTGTGCCCGAATATCGCCACCATCGTGATCTTCTTCGCGCTCCCCATGTCGAACTTGATCCATTCCGCCGCATCCCCGGTGGTCCTCCACACCCGCGCCACGAACGCATGCACCGCGTTGTCGTCCGGCAATCCCGTCACCTCGCTCGAACTCGTGATCGCCGCCGCGTCGAACTTCATCGTATGGAGAAACCGCACATTGCTCATCGCTTTTCCCTTTGTGCCTTCTGCCTTTGTGCCTCTGTGCCTTTATTTCAGACCGCCTTCTTCACCCCGTATTCGTGGATCACCTCGATCCCCGCCTCGCTTTTCTCGCGCAGCTTCGGGATGATCTTGCGGTCCAGCACCCGCTCCACATCTTCCGCGTCCCATGCCTGGATCACGTACACGATGGTGTTCCCGACCCCGCGCCCCTCGTTCAGCGCCTGGAGGCCGCCCGTCCCGATGCGTCCCATCGCGTCACGGTTCAGCACGCCCTCTCCCTTGAGCCCGAGAAACCATCCCTCATCCGGGACGAAGCCTCCCACATGGAACTTCGGGGTGATGAGGGCGGAACCCGCGCCTGTTTGATTCCACGCGCCCGCCTGCAGCGACTTCGCCCAACGCGTCACGTTCCCGCCCGCGTTCAGAAGCTCGTTCTGGTAGGTGTCGCCCAGCGCGTCGAATATTCGCTTCAAAAGACCGATCTGCAGTTCGCCGTTCTTGTAGTTGCCGTACTGGTTCAGGGTCGGGGAACTGAGGTATCCCGTCAGCGCCCGCACCACGTCCGCGTCGTTTACGATGTTGTTTTTCGACTTGAACGCTGCGATCTGTTCCTCGATGGTCTTCGATTCCGGCATGAACGAATCGATGAGGCTCACCAGTCCGTACCCAACCGCCATCGCGCCGCCCACGCCCGCGATGCCTCCCAGACTTCCCAGACTTCCCAGCGAAGACCCTATGGATGACATCGTTCCTTTCAGTCCGTCCAGAATATCGGAAAACGCTCCACTGAAGAGTCCCTTCAGGGCGTTCACGCCCGGTTCCACGAGCTGCTTCATCACCTGCTCGGAAAGCAGGTCGCCGATACCCTTCGCGAATGCGGCCCCGAGTTCGTTCAGCGCGTCCTTCATCCGGAACTTGCCCGTCTCGATGAATGTGGAGAAGCTGTCCGCCAGCGTGCTTTCCATCGCTCGTGCGAGCACTTCTGTGTTATCTCGAATACTCTTTGCGAGAGTAGGCATGCTTTCGAAGTATTGATTCCAACCCACCCACATGCTCACTGCTATTTTTTTCCCGAGATCGGCGCTTTCTATCTCTGCGGCGGACAGTTCAAGGGCTGTCTTGAACGAAAGAGGAAATTCCAAAATCATATCTTTCAGTTTTTTCATGTGAGGGATGAATGCCTCTGGTATCTTTACTCCTCCATAATAAAGTTTACCGGCTGCCTTTTTTACGGCATTGTCAGCCACATCTTCCGCAGTGTCGGGCAGTGGCGTTCCTCCTTTTCCATTCAGAGCAGCATTGGCTGCTTTTACTGCCTCCTGGGTGGATAAGGTCATTCCGGTTACGATTTTACCGTCAAACGAATTTTTCATCTCATCGAAAATTAAGATGCTGTTGTTCTTGAGGTTTGTGAACGTTCCGGTGAGCGTATTCTTCGCGCCCGCGAGTCCCGTTTCCATGTTCGTCACCGCCGCGCTCCACGCCTGTGTCATGCTGATCGCCGGTTCCGTGGTGAGCGGCGTCCAGTTGAATTCGCCGATATGGATTCCAAGCTTGTCCAGCGCCCCGCGAATCGGCGCGAAGAGCGTGTTCGCCGCGCTCGTGATCTTCTCACCCCACCAGTTGATGGTGTCCACGAACACCTGGCGGATTACTCCCATCATCACCTCGAACGGAGCCTTGATCGGCTCCCAGAGCGCCTTGCCCGCCTGCTTTATTGCCGCTCCAATTCCATCGAAAAAATCGATATACGCCTCAGTAGCAAAAGCAAGTGACGCTACCGTTCCCGTATAAGCATCTATCGCCTTCATGGCGCTGTCGACTATAAAAGAAAAAATTGATCCGATGGGGTTGGCCGTGCTTATAAGGTTTTCAAATCCATCGATGAGCGGTACTATGAAACCGTCCAAAAGCTTTTTTATCGATCCGCTAACGCTTTTTTCATCATTCCCGTTATAGAACGTTATAGCAAAAGATTCCATCGCTCCTTTGACTCGTTCAATTGCGCCTCTCAAATTATTCAGCCGCGTTTCCGCCATCTCTCTGGCCGCGCCGTTCGAGTTTTCGAGCGCCGTCTTAAACGTGGTCATTTCTTCCGCGCCTTGCTGGACCAGCGCGATAAAGCCGGGGCCTCCGCGCGCGCCGAATACCGTATTGATATCCTGAACTCCCTTGGTTCCCTTTGCCAGAACCGGCTCGAACTGTTTGATGATGTCGACCAATGGCAGCATCTGCCCGTGCGCGTCTTTTACCTTGATGTTATATGTATCGAATACTACCTGAGCTTTATCTGTTGGGCTGATAATGTCCTGCAGTATGTTCCGAAGCGAGGTGCCCGCCATGCTCGCATCGATACCGTTCTTCGACATGAGCGCGATGGAGGTCACCACCTCTTCCAGCGGCATGTTCAGGGCGGAAGCGATGGGTGCGACATATCCGAACGCATACCCGATATTGCGAACATCCGTGGCGGATTTCGCCGCCGCCACTGCAAGTACGTCTGCGACATGTCCGAGATCGGTTGCCTGGAGTTTGAATGTGTTCATGGCGTTCGATGCGATCATGGCTGCTTCTGCGAGGTCGAGGCCTCCCGAGGCGGCGAGATCGAGCATGGGGCCTATGGCTCCCAGTATCTCTTTCGGCGCAAGACCTGCTTTGGCGAGTTCCTCCATCGCCATGCCGACCTGGGTGGCGCTAAACACTTGACGCGCCAAGCTCTATGGCTTTTTTAGTGAGAGCATCAAATTCCTCATCCGTTGCCATTGCGACCGCCTTCACCGCGCTCATCTGCTGCTCGAAGTCCGCCGCGATATTGAATCCCTTGAATATTGCGAGAGCCGCCGTGGCCGCCGCGCTGGCGATGCCAAGCTGCTGGGCAAAGGAGCTTCCGAAATCCTTAAAGACCCCGGAAGCGTTGTCCTTCCCGTTTATGGTCACATTCACCGCGTAATCCTTCGCCATCGCCGCCTCTGCGCTCCGCTTTTTATTGCCTACTGCCTGTTGTCTCTTTTTCTTTGCCTTAAATCACGGTAATCCTGTAATCATGCGAATCAAGGTTCAGACCGCTTTTTTTTCTCTGTGCCTTCTGCCTTTGTGCCTCTGTGCCTGTCTTTCATCCTCTTTTATCCGTTTCATCCCGACCATCCGGGGTTCAGACTTTCTTTTCGCCCCCTGACCCCCGGCCTTTCCTGCCCCCGCTTGCGGGGGAAGGTGACGCGAAGCGCCGGAAGGGGGCGCTTCTTTCACAAGGTGGCCTGAAAGGCCGGAAGGGGGAGCCGGGGTTCATACTTTCTTTTATCCCCCTTCGTTCAAGGGGGATGTCCGAAGGACAGGGGGATAATCTTTCTTCTCCACCTTTCCCATCTCCTCCCGGATCACCCGGAACGCCTCCATAGTCGCGTTGTCCTGGTCGAGCACCCCTCCGGGGGCGGGCAGGGGACCGGGAATGATCACCGGCCCCCCAAGTCCGGGACTCACCGCGTGGCACATCATGAAGAGGCTCACCATCTCCCGCGACCAGCCGGTGATGACGCTCTCGGGACACTCCTTCAGGACGGTCGTCCCGAGCGCCGCCACGGGCGGGCCGCCTATCCGGTATGCTCCGCCGCAGTTCCGTACCCGTTTCCGTTCGTCGTCGCAGTCCCCACAGTCCCAGCCTCCGCGCCGGAGCCACCGGACCGCGATCCGAAGTTTTTTACGTCGCCCTCGCTCAGGCGGGAGACATTGGTGATGGCGTCCTCGATCTCGCCCACGAGCGCTCCGAGGCCGGTCCCCAGCAGGTCATCCGCCGTGGTGATGTCCCTCCCGCCGACCCGCAGGTTCCGTACGTTCCGCACATGGCCGCAAAAGGTTTCCTGACGGATATCCACGGCGTTGGTACGGATTCCGCCCGATGTATTCTTCGCGGTCACATTGCCGCTCCGGCGCATGGTTTCGCGCACCGTCATCGGCTTGATCTCCACGGTGATCGGGTCGTCGCTCTCGCGATTGTCGTCAAATTCGGGGACGTACGTCACCCATCCTTCAGCCGCCGGATATTCTTTCATGCCTTTGCCCTTTCTTCTTCCGTGTCTTGCATCCGATTGTATCCGCTTCATCCCGACCATCCGGGGTTCAGACAATCTTTTCTCCCCCTGACCCCCGGCTTTTCCTGCCCCCGCGTGCGGGGGAAGGTGGCCTGAAAGGCCGGAAGGGGGCCTTTCTTTTTCCGCGTCTTTCATCTGCGTCCATCTGCGTCATCTGTGGGCGTTTTCCCTCTGTGCCTTCTGCCTTTGTGCCTCTGTGCCTTACTTGAACGTCACCGTGCATTCGTCCTCGCCGGTCGCCGTGCCCTTGCAGATCCCGCTGATCGTGATGGTCGCCTCGTCGCTCTCGGGCCGCTTGACCGAGGGGATGTCGAACTCCACCTGGTTCGCGTCGATCTGCACCTTTTTGCCCGCGGTATCGCCGATGAGCAGGCAGATGTCCTGCGCCGTGAACCGCTTGGCGTCGTTGTACCACTTCACCGCGCCGCTCTCGAAATAGAGGTCCATGCTCACCCGCACCTCGCGGCGGTCCGGATACCGCAGCCCGCGGGGAAGCGCCAGCCCGAACTCGTCGTTCCGGAGCTTCGGCTTCTGGTCCACGTCGAACGTCGCGCCCGTGACATAGATCGTGGTGCCGCCGATGGTCACCGTTCCGGCCGTCACCACCATGACGTCGCCGGTGTAGGTCGGCGTGAGGGCGAAGGGGATCACCGCCGCGTCCTTCGCCTGGTTCGTCACGTTCGCGCTGAGGTCCAGTTCGTTGGTCACGTAGTCGATCGCGTCGATGACGAAGCCGGTGGTATTGTCCTCGGTCCCCACCCTGACCTTCATCCCCACGCAGAACTGACGGGCGTCCGTGACGATGATCTTGTCCGTGGCGCTCGCCGCGCTCGCCAGTATGTCGCTCCCGGAGAGGTAATGGTCGTACGCCTCGCCGGAGAAGCTCACCTTCGGCTCCTCGCCGCCACCGAACTTGATGCTCATCTTGCCCGGCACCGCGCCGCACACCGCCTCCTGATGATGCCCGTCCTGGCAGAGGATGGAAAGCCCGATCCCCGGCTCCTTCGCAAGCGAATACACCACGTCGCTCGCCCCGTCGACCACCGTGCCGAAGAGCGCCTCGAAGAGGTCCGCGTCATCCGGGGCCGTCCCCGCCGTCCCGGAGGGCATCAGGTATTTCTCGATGCTCCATGTCGCCGACCTGCGCCCGGTCACCCGCGTCACCAGCGACCGCGAGGAGCTTTTGAGCGGGATGTCCTTCCGCTCGTGCTTGAACCCGAGATCGCAGGAGATCGTCTGGATGGCGTCCCCCGCAGCCGGGTGCACGTAGGTCCCCGGCACGGTCTCCTTCTTCACGAATACGAATGCTTCGCGCCCGTATGCCTGGCTCATGACTTATTCCTCCCGCGTTGCGGTATCATCCGCCGCCGTCTGGTCGTTCGCGGCATCGTCCGCCGCCGTTTCGTTCGATTGTGCGTTCTTCCGGTTTTTGCTCTTCCGGCCGGTTTCGCCCTCGTCCGCTGCCGTTCCTGCCCCCGCTTGCGGGGGAAGGTGGCGCGAAGCGCCGGAAGGGGGCGCTTCCCTGAACTCGCCGCCCCGGCAGAGTTCTCCCGCCACCGCGTCCTTCACGTCGCGTTCCTCTTGAGGCTCGAAATCCCCGACGCCCTCGACCCTGATCCGCGCCTTCCCGATGTACCGTATTTTCATCGTTTTTCCTCGCTTGCGTCCGTTTTCAGTGATTTCATCATCTTCCATCCGCTTCATCCCGCCCATCCTGTTTCTTTTGTCCCCCTTCGTTAAAGGGGGATGTCCGAAGGACAGGGGGATAATCTTTCATTCGTTCCTTCCGTCGCAATGGTAGGTGATGCTCAACTCCATCTCGAAAAGCCCCAGATCTCCGAAAAGATTCGACTGGTCCAGCTGGTAGGTCTTGAACGTCATGGTGGAGAGTCCCCCGCGGGTCACATCCGCCATCACCGCACGGCTCACATCCTTCATGAACCGGTTGATGGCCGTGCCCTCGTCGGCGTGCGGCCTGTCCATCACGCCTATGATGCCGACCCGCAGGTCCCGCTTTTCCTGAAAGCCCGGCTTCGATTCGATCTTTTCGGGTTCGCCCGTGGCGACCACCAGCAGCCCCGGCTTCTCCTCGCCTTCGAACTCGGTCGGCACGAACGCCGCGCGGCGCACCTTCGCGACCTTCGTCCAGTAGGGGTCAACCCCGTTGATCCCCTCCAGCGTCGTCACCAGGTTCGCCAGTATCAGTTCCCGTTTCGATTCCGTCCGCGCCATCCGCTTTTCCCTTTGTGCCTTCTGCCTTTGTGCCTTTGTGCCTTTATCCTGTCCATCCTGTCCATCCATGTGAATATTTGCTTTTACTCTGTGCCTTCTGCCTTTGTGCCTTTGTGCCTTTTTCACCCTATCACGATCTGTATCTGCCGCCCGAATTTCGCCTCGATCTGCGTCTGCACGTCCTGGAACGATTTCAGCAGCCATTCCCGTTTCGGCATGTTCACATGCGTCGTCCGCACCCATTGCCCGTTGATCTGAAACACCAGATATTTCGCCTTCTTCGGATGGATGATCCCGCCGAACTCGTGTATCGCCGCGTACACCACCGGGCTTCCCACGCGCCCCGTCACCTGCGTTCCGTTCTGTTTCACGTCGCTCTTCACCGACCGCTGGAGGAAGTGGGATCTCGGCTTCAGCGTCGCCCCGGACAGGTGATGCGTCTTCGCCCGCGTCTCCACGAGCGCGCAGGACTCCACCATCGCGCGGTGGATGCCCCCCGGCAGCTCGTACGCCATCCGCTTGATATCGTTGATTACGGTGTCGCCGCCGCTTATGGTGATCTTCGGTTCGATCATCGTCTTTCTCGTCGTTTTAATCCTGTAATCCCATAATCATGCGAATCAAGGTTCAGACATTTTCCCTTTGTGCCTTCTGCCTTTGTGCCTTTGTGCCTGCTTTTCACCGCCTCGCGTATCGTCGTTCCAGCTCACGCATGATCCGCCTCTGGTCTTCCGGCCCGCGCTCGTATGTCACGTTTCCGCCGCCCGGCGCGCTCTCGCCGCGCTTCGCCAGCGCCTTCCGCCCGTGTCCGCTGAGATAGTAATCCAGCGCCACGAGCTGTATCACCGCCTGGTTTATGTCGCCCGGAACCGTCTCGCAGCCCCCGCGATAGGTGACCAGCACGCTCCCGTTCCCGCCGCCGAAACGTTTCGCGTATGCCATCCTCACCACGCCGCTCTCCTCGTCCAGCACGTAATCGGTTGACGCCAGCGCCCCGCCGTCGACCGTGAGGGAGGTGATCTCCGCCACCGGGGGATTCCGCAGCAGCACCGCCAGCCTGCCGCCGTCGTGACGCTCGTCCTCGAACGTCCGGGCCGTGAGCCTGCGGTTCAGCCGCGACTCGACCGTATCCGACCACCTGTTGATGCTGCGCTGGAGAAAATCGTCATCACCCGTCCCGTCGAGGTTGAGCCAGTCCTTCACCTCATCCAGGTCCGCGAGCGCGTTGTCGGCGACATCGACCATTTATTACTCTCCTGATATCCGGCCCTCGAACTTCCTGATGAGGCCGATGAGCTGTTTCTTCGTGGTGCCCGGCTTGAACGTGATGCCCTTCTTCGCGGCGGCTTCGATAAGCTCCTTCTGCTTCATGGCTTCGAGGTTTTCGTCCGTGCCGCCCGTGTTCGCGCCCGCGCCTCCGTCTTCATTGGGTCCCTGGGCGTCGGCGTCGGGCTGATCCGCCGCGTCGCACGCTTCCGCGATACCGTTCGAGATCCACCGGCGTGCGATACGGTCATCGACTTCGACCACCGCGCCCGCCGCGAGTGGTTGCTCGTTCCATCGCGTCGCTTTTTTCATCCGTATCTTCATGGCATGCCCTTCCTGGTAAAATGCCTGCTGAGTGAACTCCGCCAGTCTTTTGGCCCCCTGACCCCCGGCTTTTCCTGCCCCCCGCAAGGGGGGAAGGTGGCGCGAAGCGCCGGAAGGGGGCCTTTCGGACGGGAGCGCCCCCTAACCCTCGGTCCCTTCCCCCCGTAAACGGCGGGGAAGGGAAGATGGTGCACCCGCAACCTTTTTCATCACCCCGGCTTTTCCTGCCCCCGCCCGCGGGGGAAGGTGGCCTGAAAGGCCGGAAGGGGGCCTTTCTTTCACAAGGTGGCGCGAAGCGCCGGAAGGGGGGCGTCCCTGCCCCCCCCTTCATTGGTTACACCACCAGGTATGTGTCCACCACGGTCCCGTTGAGCGCCGAATTGAGATCGATGGTGTTCGACTCGAAGGCGGTCGCGCTGGCGGTGACCGCCGCTGCCGTGGCTTCCAGCACGTTGTTCAGGAACGACGCGATGCAGGGTATGTGCGCGCGCTTGTACGGCAGTCCCAGCTTGTCGCCCCAGCCGATTGCCGTCGTGGCCCCGGTCCCGTCGTGCGCCGGAATGGCGATGGAGGTGACCGTCTTGAACGCCTTCGAACCCACCACCGTCGTGGCGCTGTTCTCGGTAAAAGCCGGGAGCGTCTCGGTGATCACCTCGTCGTTGATGTTGGTCCCGGTCACCACCACCTGGACCGCCTTGATGTCCGTGGCCGTGCCGCCCGACGTCGCCGTGATGTTCCTCGGGACCGCGGGATTCGTGATCCCCGTGGTGACGGTCTGCGCCGCGCCGTTGTCGGTCACCGCCGCGTGGACCCCCGTGGTGCTCGCCGCGACCGCGTTCGCCGCCGTCACCTGGAAGTGCGCGATGAACCCGCGGTCAAGGTTGGTGCCGTCCACATCCGACTGGATGTTCCCGGTCGCTTTCTGAGGGTAAAATCCCATTGTGCTATCCTCCTGATTTCACTTTTTCGGGTTTTCATCCCCCTCCCGTATCGCCGGGGGAGGGGGATGAAAGGGGGTGGGTTACGGGGTCAGGACGCCGAACGGGTACCGGTTCGCCTCGGTGCCCTGGATCGCGTTGACCGGGTTCGGGAGCTGCCAGCCGATGCGCATCGTGCACATGAGCGCCACCATGTTCTGCTGGGCCAGGTTGTAGACGATGGCCCCGGCGTCGTCCTGGATGACGCTTTCCGTGAGCACCTTGTAGGTCATGTCGCGGCGGATGGAATACACCGCCTGTTTGGAATCGCCGCAGACAAGGAGTGCCGATGCGGCGTTGAATCCGCCGTTCCTCGGGAAGATGACCGGCGCGCCGTCCAGCTCGTACACGCCCTTTTCCTTCATCGAGGAGACGAAGAGCGGCACGCCGTCCGCGCTCCGGAGACCGCGCAGCTTCGCCCTCATGGTGAGGGCCGCGATATGGGAGTCCACGAAGTAGCCGTCCGCCTCCACCGTCGCGATGACCCCGTTCTCGCCCATGATGTCGTCGTAGACGTCCTCGCCGGTGCCCAGCGCCACGGTATTGCCAGCCGCCGCCGCCGCCGTCACGATGGCGGTTGGCCAGGTGGAAGGCTTGTTCGTCCCGAAGAAGACCGCCGCGTCGATGGTCCTGCCGAACGCTTCCTTGATCTGGGGCTTGACCTCGTCCCAGATCGGATAATCGGCGTCATCGAGCACATCCTCGGGGATCGGAACGATGCAGCCGATCTTCTCCGCGTAGATGTACTTGTTCTGCCAGCGCTGCTCGCTGGTCTTCACGAGTCCGCCGCCCGTGTCCGCTTCGCCGTCCACGAAATACGCCGTGGGAAGAAGGCTCAGCACCGGCATGCGCTGGACCTTGCGGCTCATGTTCGGCAGCCGCCGCATGATTTTCAGCGCCGCCGATTCCTCGGGCACGCCCTGGATGATTTCGCGCGCGGCGTCCTCCGGAATCAGGGCTTCCGCGTCCGATCTCGAAATGATCTGGTCAAAATCTCCCATCGTGTTTTCCTCCGATTGTTCATGGGGCGAATCGCGTTCGCCGTGGTTTTTTTCGATTTACTTCAGCCGTCCCCGGATCAGCGTGTCCATGTTCGGGGCATTGCCTCCGCCATTCCCCCCGTTCTCCGGAGGCTGCTGGCTTCTCGCGGCGACCTTCTCCACCGCGTCAAGACGTTCGGTGAGTCCCTTGATCGCCCCGGTCAGTTCCGCGATCTTGGCGTCCTTCGGGTCCGCTCCGGCTGCCGGGGGATCGGCGGGCTTCTCCAGCTTTTCCAGCCGTTCGGTCAGCCCCTTGACCGTCTCGGTGAGCGTCGCGACCTGCTGGTCCTTCTCGCTGGTGAGGCGGGTCTCCAGCGCCTGGATTTCCTGAACCGCCTGCGCGTCCGGCTCTCTGCCGGAGAGCCAGATCGGAA